GGTGTTAATCATTTCACTGACCGTCGTAAAAACCAGGTTTTCCGACCACCCGCTTTCCAGGCTTGCGCCGCGAAAACGCACGCGGGCAAAGTAACGGGTGTTCACCGACAGCGTGTCCGCCGGCAGTGTTATTTGTGTCAGATGTTCACCGTCCGCCATCGAGGACCATACGACATCGGTAAACGCCTCATCCGTTGCCACCTGCCAGTCACTCTGCTGATGCCAGTCATGACCGTCAGGATGGCAGGTAAACCCTTCAGTATGTAGCGTCGGTGTCAGGCTGATGTCGGTGCTGCCCGTTGTCGGGGATGACCAGACCGGGGCGTCAATCGCCGGTGCTGCGACATCCAGCTCAAAGGTCGCCTGTCTGCCGTCGCGGGTGAGTGTCAGGGTGATATGACTGCCCGCAGGGGTATCCTCCGGCACCACAACAGCCACATCGGCCCCGATACGCATGACCTGTCCGGCACTGACCTGCTCAGACCAGACAGCCCAGTCAGAATAATCCGTGATTTGAAACAAAGCCGTTCCGCCGGCGTACACCTTCCGGCTGCCTGCAAGGGAAATACCACTGCCGGAACTTTTAAGCCTGTCCATAACAGCTTTTATTGCTTTTGGTGTTGCAGCGTATTGTTCACTGTCACTGTCAGTCTCACTACTTAGCTGCACTATCCCCTTTTTCGTCGTGCTCGCATCCTCAAGCGCCACGGCAGATGCAATATCCTCTGCCCGTTTTGCTGCTGTCTCGGCGCGTGTTGCCGCGGATTCTGCCGCACCTTTGCTCTGTGCAGCCGCCGTCGCACTGCCAGCTGCCTCTGTCGCCTTCGTGGATGCCGTCGTGGCGCTGCCTTTCGCTGCTGACGCCTGTTTAGTCGCCTCATCTTTTGAATCAGACGCAGAGGATGCCGATGACGCCGCCGAACTGGCGGACGATGCGGCTGCCGTTTTTGAGGATTCAGCACTGGTTTCCGACGCTTTCGCATTCGTCTCGGATGTCTTCGCAGCTGAAGCAGACTTCGCTGCTGCGCTGGCCTGTTCAGCGACTTCGCCGGCCTTCGTTGTGGCTGTTGAAGCAGACGAAGCAGCACTTTCTGCCGATTTTCCGGCGGCGGTGGCACTGGCTGCGGCATTCGTTTCTGATGTTTTCGCGGCACCGGCACTGGTGGCAGCCGCGCTTTTTGAAGACTCTGCAGCGGCAGCGCTTTTTTCCGCTTCAGTGGCCTTTGCTGATGCCGTTTCTGCGCCGGAAGAAGCCTCCTGAGCCGACGATGCGGCCTGCCCGGCTGACGTGCTGGCTGCGCGTGCTGAATCTGCAGCATCAGTCGCATGGGTTGCCGCCTCACGGGCAGATGTGCTGGCATCGCTGGCTGACTTCTTCGCGGCTGCCGTGTTCTGTGCCACCGCGGACGCGTTACGCGCCACCTCTTCCACCATCAGTTCAAAACGGCGCAGAGCCTCCGGACGGGCATCATCCTCCGTCATGGCACCGAGAAAATCATTCAGCGTACCGGGTTGAGAATCTTCATACACGGTGATGGTCCCGGCATGTGATGGCGGGAATCCCTCCACCAACAGAATAACGCTGTACTGACCGTACTCAACGTCCATGCTGTAACGCCCGGCTTCATCCGGATTTTCTGAGGCCAGCGTGTTCACCACCACCGTGGTGCTGTTACGTTTTGCTTTCAGCTGGATTGTGCAGTTCTGTACCGGTTTTCCTGTGCCGTCTTTCAGTACACCTGAAATCTTTACTGCCATATTCACCCCACAAAAAAGCCCGCCTGAACCGGCGGGCTGTCATAACACTGTGTTACCTGGCTAATCAGAATTTATAACCGACACCCACGATGAAACCGTCAGTGCGCCAGTCACCACTGCCGGAGCCTTCATAAGCAATATCAATGGCCACGGATTCGGTCGGGTTAAACTGCACGCCAGTTCCCCACGCCAGGGACGTGCTGCTGTGGCGACCGGTATCACTTCCGGTCAGCACATCGTGCGTTTTCCCCTGGTTGTCAGTTACGCGAAGATAATCCCCGGAGAAGGTCGACACACGGCTGTAAGCCACTCCTGCCATCGCATACGCGCTGAACCATTCATTCACGCGTACAGACGGCCCCGCCATTACGCTGAACCAGCGGTTACGCACGGAATCTTCATGCCAGCGGGTATCGCTGTAATGCATTTTTTGTTTATCTTCGGCGTCGGCATAACTGAATGACGTAATCAGCCCCAGCGTGTCCGTAAACTCATAACGGTATTTCACGTTAATGCCTTTCAGGTCATCACTACCGGGCATATCAGTATGTGACTGAAGGTACCCCGCGCTCAGCGTGGACTGATGCTCAGATGCCCATGCCGGCGCACCGGATACGACCAGACAGATGGCTGCGGACAAAATGGCGACACAAACTTTACGCATAATTACCTCTCGCTTTTCTGCAATAAAAAAGGCGCCATTTCTGGCGCCCGTACAGGGGTTATGAAATTCAGCTAATCGTGATACCTGCGGTGGATTTCTTCATCACCACAACCAGCAAATCGCTGATGCTTGCTGTGGGATAATATTTTCCATTTGAAGCTGAAACGGAAAACTCCAGAGTTATCCCTCCATAACCGGCTGGCATATCCATGATACCTGTGTAAATGGCTGTAACATCGGTGGTCGAGTTATCATAAATTACAGTGCCATTCTTTTTTACAATAAGGCGACAGGATGAATAGTATTCACTGTTTGTGGATGCCTGCCGGTGCTTCGCCCCGCAGAACGCAACAGCAGGAATTACAATTTGCCGGTCAAAAGGCTGATCGTCATAAATCCTGACGGTAATGGTCCCTGATGGCCATCGCTCCGGTGCTCTGGGATCCCGGGGGAAAGCCTTACCCACTGTTTTGACAATATCGCCTTCAATCTGGTTGGCTGACAGTTTCCCTTTAATCTGACAGTTCTCATTTATCGTAACGTTGTTGAGCGTCCCGGAGTTCGCATTCACACTGCCACTGATATCTGCATTTTTAGCGGTCAGCTTTCCGTCTGATGTCAGGGTAAATGCCGGTGGATTTCCACCACTGGTAATGGTCGGGGCCGTCAGGCGCTTCAGGAACACGTCGTTCATAAATATCTGATTGCCCTGCGCCACAAACATCGGCGTTTCATTCCCGTTTGCCGGGTCAATAAACGCGATACGGTTAGCGGCAACCAGAAACTGGCTCAGCTTGCCTTCTTCCGTGTCCTCCATGCTGAGGCCAATACCCGCGACATAATGTTTGCCGTCTTTGGTCTGCTCAATTTTGACGCCCCACATGGCATTCCACTTATCGTTAGCGTCCTGCCACTCTTTCGAAAACTCCTCCAGTTTGCTGGCGTTATCCTCCGTCAGCTCGACTTTTTCCAGCAGCTCCTTGCCGAGATGGGATTCGGTTATCTGGCCTTTGAAAAAATCCAGGTAACCTTCCGCATCATCGCTCGCCTGACCGACAGCCTCCACGAATGTCGATTTGCCAACGGTGTTCACACTGCGGATATAAAAGTAATAATCATGGCCCGGTTTGATATTGATACTGGCGGCTATCCAGTACATCCCCGTGCCAAGATAACGCGCGCTGGTTTCAACCTGCCTGATATCGGTAATCCGCTTTTCCGAGAACCAGAACTCAAACTGTACCGTCGGATCATAAACCGCAAGATGCGGCGTGGCGGTTATCTGAAAATAGCCCGGTGTCAGCTCAATCCGCGACGGTGCTGCCGGTGCGGCAATCCGGAACGATACCGATGCCGGATCGCCCTGCTGCCCCCAGGCATTTGCCGCCCGGACTGTCAGCCTGTAGTTTCCCAGCGCCAGTTGCCTGAAGCGGTATGTGGTTTCCGTCGTCCGGGCCGTGCTGACCAGCCGCTCACTGCCGTCATCCGCTGTTACGGTCAGACGGAGCAGGAAGCTCACGCCCTTCACCACCTTCGGCGTGTCCCAGCGCGCCAGCACCTGATATTCCCCGCTGTCTGCGGTGACTTCGGCGGTCAGGTGCTGCACCGCTGGCGGCGTGACACCATTCACCGTGCCGCTCTGGTCGCCGTCAAAGTGCGCCCCGTTATCCACGATGGCCTCTTTTTCTGGTACATGCTGCACGGCAGTGATGGCATACGTGCCGTCATCGTTCTCACGGATACTCACGCAGCGGAACAGGCGCTGACGCAGCGTCGGCAACTTCAGCCCCCACACACTGTATTCTGCAACGCCGTCAGGAACCCGGTTCACTTTCACCTTAAGTCCGTCGGTGACGGACTGAACCTCCACGCTGACCGGATTACCACTTCCGTCAACCAGGCTTATCAGCGTGGTACCGGAGGATGGCAGCGTGATTTCACGGTCGAGCGTCAGCGTCCGGGTCTGGCTGTTCACCGCCAGCACGCGACCACCGGTGCTGATACCGGCATAGTCATCATCACAGATTTCAATGACATCGCCCGGCACATGGCGAAGCCCTTCTGCGCCCACACTGAAATCCACGGTCTGCGTTTCCAGCAGCTCCGTTTTAATCAACCACAGCCCGGCTCGGTGTGCCTGCCCCCGACTGGTACAACCAAAGGCATCCATCTTCGTGACGTTACGACCGTAACGGGCAATGGCCTGCGTATCTTCAACAAGCTCTGTCGCCGTCTCCCAGCCGTTGTTCGGGTCAATCCAGGTCACCTCAACGGCATTATGGCGGTCCTTCAGGGCGCTGAAGCTGTAGCGGAACGGCGCGCCATCATCCGGCATCACCACATTACTGCGGTTATAGGTCCACACCTTATCCGACTGTCGGTCCTGCACGAACGTCAGCGTCTGCCCGTTCCATACCGGCATACAGCGCATCGCCGAGCAGAAATCACTGAGCACATCCCACGCCTTGCGCTGTGTGGTCAGGTACGCATTACAGGTGATGCGCGGCTCCGTGCCGCCAAAGCCGTCCGGCACCGACTGGTCGCAATTCTGGCCGATGACATACAGCGCCCATTTATCCACATCCGCCGCACCAAGACGTTTCCCCATGCCGTAGCGCGGATGGGTCAGCATATCCCACAGACACCAGGCCATGTTGTTGCTGTATGCCGGTTTAAACGTTCCGTCCCAGATACCGCTGTATTGCCGCGTCTGCGGGTTATAGTTCGACGGCACCTGCAGAATGCGCCCGCGAAGATGATAATTACGGCTCACCTGCTGGCTGCCGAACTGCTCCGAGTCCACCTGCACGCCGACCAGTGCCGTGTTCGGGTAGCACTGTTTCACATCGATGATTTCGGTGTATGACGACCAGAGCGTTTTGTTCTGCAGCTGGTCTGTGGTGCTGTCCGGCGTCATCCTGCGCATCCGGATATTAAACGGGCGCGGCGGCAGGTTATCCACCACCACCGAGGCCAGATACTGCGAGGTGGTTTTGCCCTTAATGGTGATGTCTTTTTCCGTCACCCAGCCACCATTACGCTGTATCTGAACCAGCAGGCGAACTTCCGACGGATTCCGGTCCCCCTTTGAGGTGGTTTCCACCAGTGCCTGCACGCCGAAGGTAAAGCGCAGTCGGTCGATGTTTGCCGACGTGATGGTGCGGGTGATCGGCGTGTCGTATTTCACTTCCGTACCCAGCACCGTCTCGGAACCGGAGGATTCAAAGCCCTCCGGCGGTGTCTGCTCCTGCTCACCTGCCCGGAACACCACCGTGACACCGGAGATATTGGTATTCCCCTCACTGTCCAGCACCGGCGTACTGTTCAGCAGCACGCTTTTTAAGCCATCCACCGGACCTTCAACCGGCCCTTCACTGATGGCATCGATCACACTCAGTAACTGCGTGGATTTCAGGTTGTCCTTCGCTTCGCGCGGGGTATGCCCCTTACTGCTGCCTTTACCCATTCGTCATGCTCCATAAACGACAAAACCGCCCGGAGGCGGTCTCACATAAAACATTCTGCATCAGCGACCAATCACCACGATTTCACCACCATCCCCTTCGTCTGCCGTGCTGATTTCCTGCGAAATTACCCGTGACCCCACACGCATTTCACCGTACAGAACAGGCAGAACATTGCCCTGGGCAACCATGTTCTCCAGTGATGAGAAATACGTGTTCTGCTTACCGTTATCCGTGCTGGTCGTTGTTGCGGTACTGGCTTTCGGTGCCAGCATCTGTGCCACACCGCCCAGGATCATACTGGCTCCTGCCGCATACATGCCCGATAAAGCCGCGGCACCCAGCCAGCCTGCGGGGTTCCACCACGCCACCGCAATCAGCGCCGCACCCAGCACCGCCTGAAAAACACCGCCACTTTTGGCTCCCGCCAGACGCGGCACGATGTGGATCACTGCACCATTTGCCAGCGGTTCATTAAGACGGGCTGATAATTCAGTTTCGCCGGCATCACGCCCGGCAATACGCACCTGATACCAGCCGTCGCTCAGTTTCTGACGAAACGCCGGGATCTGCATGGCCAGCGCCCGGATGGCTTCGGCCCCCGTTTTCACACGAAGGTCGATGCGGCGGCCAAATCGTTGTAAATCCCCGTAAAGGCAGATGCGTGCCATGCCCGGTGACGCCAGAGGGAGTGTGTGCGTCGCTGCCATTTGTCGGTGTACCTCTCTCGTTTGCTCAGTTGTTCAGGAATATGGTGCAGCAGCTCGCCGTCACCACAGTAAATGGCGGCATGATTCGGCACCGATGAACCAAAACAGCACAGCAGCACATCGCCCGGCTGTGCCGCTGACAACGGCACCTGATACAGCCCCGTCGCCTCCAGATTATCCAGATAGAGATTCTGACCGTGACGCCACCAGTCATCCCCGCGATGAAAATCCGGCATCTCAATCCCCGCCAGATGATAAGCATCCCGGAACAGCGTGTAACAGTCCGTCACCCCGTGCTCAAAGCGCCGCCCGGTGAGATGCGGCACACAGCGGAATTTATGAATCTCACCCCGGCAGACCAGCCACCACGGCAAATAACTCTGCACCTGCAGCCGCCGGTCAGCCTCACTCAGCCAGGGCAGACCACCGGGGTGGCTGTGGACCAGCGCCACAATCTCACCCTGCATCTCTGCCCGCAGCCAGTCCTCCGGCGACATCCGGAAATACGCCTCCGGCTCACCGGAGATATTCACGCAGGGAAAATATCTTTCCCCCTCCGGCGTTCTCACCACGAAGCCGCACGACTCCGCTGGCGCGCATCGCCTGGCGTGCGCCAGAATCGCTGATTCTGTCTCTGTCATGGGATTACTGCGAAAGTTTGTTAATGGAAAGGAAGCCGCCAAAGTTGCCGACGTTATTGCGGAACTTACAGCCACTCAGGCATTTGCTGCATTTATCCTTCGTGATATCGGACGTTGGCTGGTCATATTCATCCGCGACCGCCGGACCGCTATAACCGCACTCATCACCGCGATAGGTCCAGGTGCAGGTGTTGGCCAGCATGATGCGCCCCGGAAAAACAGCACCATCCGTTTCCGTCGGCGTGGACAACACAAAGGAGGCACTCACCGCGCTCAGTTCGCTGCACTGCTCGACGCGCCAGCGGCTGATCACCTCCTGCTCCGGATCGGCATCACTGTTTCCGTTGACGAAATTCACCGCATCCAGAAAACGGGCGTAAACCTTACGCCTGACCACCGTTCCGCCGACCAGACTCTGCAGATCTTCCACCATCCCGGTGACCATGCCGTGCAGATTAGAGACTTTCAGAGTTGGCCTGGCGCTGGCTCCTTTACCGTTCATCTCAAATCCGCTCCCCTGAATGGGGTACGCCTGATACTGTCGCCCCTGCCAGGTGACCGGCTCACCTTTTTCGTTCTGCTCATTACAGAAAAAATAACGCTCTCCGCCGACTTCTGTCAGATCGACTTCCCAGAGCACGACCAGCGCGGATTGCTCCGCTTTTGTACACTCATTCAGTGTTTCCTGCTGTATATCCTGCATCAGTGAGTGACCTCTTCAAAGGTACAGTTAAAATCGGTATACATGGCATTATCCGAAATACTCCACTCCCTGCAGACAACCCGGACGGTTCTGTTGTGTTTTGGCGGACGCCACAAAAAAGCACGTATCCCGGCATGACGGGATAAAAAACTGTCCAGCGCAGCACGGGAATATTCATCTGTGACACGAAACACCGGTTTAAACGTTTTCAGATCCGCATTCAGACCACCAGCCCGTCGCTGTTCATATCCGTCACCGAACTTTACCGTAATAACAGATGGCTTTCGTGTCGTCTCCATCCCCTCGCGGGGGATCCAGTTAAAAACTTCAGGCTCAGGCACTGTATAATCCTCCGTCCCGACGTGATGACTGCATAATTGACACAACCCTGCTGTCGATCAGATCCACCAGCCCCCTGGCTGACTGCGTATCTATCTCGCCATTGCTCCCTTTATTCTGAATACTGATGTGATACACGGGAGAATAGACAAATCCGCCGCCACCATTCACATTGCCAATGGCTCTGACCCCAAGAGAGCCGTCCGCTGCCCGCGTCAGTGGCATGATAGCTTCAGGCCCGGCCTCGCCCATCAGTCCGGCACCTTTCGCAAAAGCAAAATACGTCGGCGTATCCACAATAGTGTTACTGTAAGCACTCAGATTTGCCGATGTGTAAACACCACCTTTTGCGTTTGCTACTGCCCCCGAAATCCATCCGCCTACCGTACCAAGCCACCCTCCGGCGCCGGAGAGTGATTTCAGTCCGTTAACAATGGCCGCATTCATCAGAATTTTTGAAACTTCCTGGAGAACTGAACTCCCCCAGTTCCTCCAGTCAACAACATTCCCGGCCAGTGCATCGGAAATATTTGATACCAGCCCGTCCATCGTGGAAACGACAGCATCTGCCGCCTGCGAAGCATAATCAGTGGCACTGTCTGCCCAGTTCGTCAGCCCCTCCTGGAGTCCGGCATTCCAGTTACTGCGTAAAGCATCAGCCTTTGCATAATAATCCTGCTGATCGCTGAGACGCTCTTCCAGATATTTTTTATTCAGTTCTTTCTCCTGTTTCCACAGGGCTTCTTCAATTTCTCCGGCCTGATACTGTCTCAGCAGCTCGTTATTTTTCTGCTCAAACGTCTGCCGGATACTCCACATTTCCTGGAGTCGTTCACGCATCCGTGAGCCTTCACCATATCCCAGCAACTGCGCGTCGTCAGATGCCCGGGCACTGGCATTACTGTCCGCCAGACTGCTCTCATACGCAGCAAGCTGCTCACGAATCTTTTTCTGGTCGATGAGTGCTGCATTCTGCAAAAGCGTTTTTTTCTGCGCTTCTGACAGGGTTGATAATTCGCCCTGACTGACCTGATATTTCATCTTAGCCAGTTCAGTATTCTGCCCTGCCAGTGCTATCTGCTCTTTCTGCTGTTTAATCAGCCGTTTATAAATATCTTCTGTTTTTTCCGCCTCGGTCTTTTTATGCGCTTTGGGTTTATTTGCCTGATTATTTCGCCATGCATCCAGTGAGTTATTTATATAATTCAGTCTTGCTGTCTGATATGCCTCTCCCACAAAGCCGAGATCATCCGCAGCATAACCCAGGCGGGCACGCTCACGGGCTTCCCCCTTCAGGCGGGACAGAGCCAGTTCGCGCTCGCTGTTATTCAGCGCATTCTGCTGTTTATCATCCAGGGTTGCCTGTGGCAGCCGTAATGGTACATTCACCAGCCCCTGACGCTGCTGAAGTAACTCATTACCAAGCCCGAGAAGGCGATTAAACTCGGTATGCTGCCCATTCATGATCAACAGGGACTGATACGCTTTGTTTTGTTCCGCTGCCTGTTGACGGATCAACGCAACCCGCCGCTCCTCCAGCCCGGCAAGCACATCCTGAATGGATTGCGCTTTGCCCTGCATTTGTGTGAGACGGGACTGTTCAACTGCCAGTTGATTTGTTGCTTCGGCAAGCCCTTTAAGGATGATTTCAGCACCCGAACCACTCTGCGAACTTTCATCAAGCCAACGTTGATAATCAGCAATTTGATTTTTCAGTCCGCGAATTTTTCCTTCCTGCTCACCAATCAGGCGATTTTGTTCCTCCAGTGCCTGCCGCGTCTTTTCCTCATTATCTGACGCTTCAGGAAGCGACATTGCCGACGTTTTCTGGCGAATTTCGTCGATTGTTGCGGCATACTGGCGTGCAGATTCTCTGGCCTGCTCCTGATTCTGATACATCGTGTACCAGGCCGCGGCCCCCAGCATGACAAGCCCCGGCACACCCCCAACCAGTCCCAGTGCTCCACTTAACAGACGACTCCCCGCTGACGTGACAGTATTCAGCGTTGTCTGTGCTGCTGTTCTGGCCGCAATATTACGGGTAAGTGATGCCTGGGCAGCAGCCAGTTTCGCTTCTGCGGCTGCCTGCCTTTCGGTACCGCGAGCAGCAACAACCGCCTGTTGCGCACGATAAACCGCCGCACGCGCCCTGGCGGTTGCTATCTGTGTCCCCCGAAGTTGCGCTTCCGCAAGAGCCACTTCGTTTCTGGCTGCAGTAATTAATCCGGCAGTTGCAGATCCAGCAGAAGACGCCATATTGCCAAAATATCGGGCTACCCCGACGGCAACCAGAGCACCGGCAGCGGTTGCCACAGTGTCAATATTGCCTGCAATACCATTCAGCACACCAGAGAGCGTCTTTGTCACTCCGCTTGCCTCGTTCGCACCACCAACCCAGGCCATAAAGGCGTTTTCAACTTTGGTTGCAGAGGATGAAACCGTATCAGGCATTGCCGCATATTCATCACGCAACGCCCCAAGCTGACTAATCAGTGCAGGAACAACCTTATCGGCGGTCAGTTTTCCGTTATCCGCCATGGCCTTCAGATCCTTACGGGCAACACCCATTCCCGCAGCCAGCGCACGAATAACACGATCGCCGTTCTCATTCACAGAGTTAAATTCTTCACCGCGCAGCACTCCCTGCGCCAGTGCCTGACTGAACTGCGTGATCACCGAACTGGCTTCTGCTGTACTGGCACCGGATAATTTCAGGCCCGTGGAGATCGCCTCGGTGACTTTCAGTACCTCCTCAGAACTGTAGCCATACTCCCGCATGGAAGCTGCAGAGCGGGCAAAAAGGCTGGCGTTATCAGAAAACGCCGTTCCCGTTCTCTGGCTGATTGCCATTAATTCACGTTGTGATACCTGAAAATCATCACTGGACTGTGAAGCCTGCTTCAGACGGGCATTTACTGAATTCCACTCATCGGCGAGAGAAATAAGATGACCGGTAGCAAAAGCTCCGGCAAATGCCCCCGCCATATTCAGTGCCGAAGATTTAGCTGTATTTATCTGATCCGTCACTTCTGCCAGTGCACGCCGCATTTCACGGGATGCAGCAGCGGACTGCCGGCCTCCGTTCTGCATGGTACGGTAGTAATCCTGCCCCATACGCGAAGCCCGGGAGATCTCTGACTGGAATGACCGGGAATTTGCCGAGATTTTAATAATCAGTTCACGTAATGTCGCCACACTCATTCTCCGGACGAAAAAAAACCGCCGAAGCGGTTATGTTGACTCACTGAGACACTATTAAAAGCGCGTTTTCCAGTCCGGCAAATGGATCTGATACGCCTTCTGTCTGCTCCTTCTCCCACTGAAGAAGCGCATCATTCAGTGGCACTTTGACCCCCTGCGCACCGTAAACAGCTGAAACAATCTGGGCAGCCCGGATATCAGCCCGTTCGTCCCCCAGCGGGCTGAACCTGTCAAATTCTGCCCACATCATGATTTCTGATGCGGACATTTCCCGGCGTAACTCTGACAATGTGCGCCCCATCCTGAGCGCCAGCATCATCAGAAAACGCATCCCCGGAAGCGCTACTTTTTTTTAACCTCGCCGGCATCACTGATCAGTTCCAGAGACTGCCGAAGAAGCCGCGCATGCACCGGGCCATACACGGCAATCACCTGTTCACGATCATCCTCTGAAAATACAGGTTGCAGTCCGGTATCACACAGAACATCAATGAACAGTTCAACATCTGCCTCCAGATTTCGGCGGGCGCGCTCAGCAACGGATAACGGTGTCTCATCATCTTTTGCTTTAACGATCTCCTGCCAGCGCAACCAGGCTTCTGCAGAAGGTTCCCGTAATACAACCGTTGCCCCTTCCCATTCAGGCACATCAACAGTTTTATGGCGAAACCCCGACATCGTTCCCAGTGCCAGATTACGGATATTTTTAGTCATCACATCTATCCTCATTAACTGACGGTAACAGTGCAGGAAGTGGAGGTCACCTTGTTAACAGGGCTTGCTGAATCAGAAATCTCACAGGTATACGCACCGGCATCACCTGATGCTGCTGATGCCTTACTGAATGTTGCCGCCGTCTGTCCGGAAACAGGAGAACTACCTTTCTTCCAGACATAAGAATAAGGCGGCACACCACCGGCAGCCTCAACCACCATTTCGAGTTTCGCTCCGGCAGAAACCTGCAGCGTGCTGTTTAAATCGACCTTCACTTTCAGCGGCTCTGTCGTCAGCACAGGTTTACCTTTCAGGCGCAGGGAAAACGTTGCAGCCACAACACCATTAGTTCCTGCAGACCAGGTATGCTGACGCACCTCTGCCATAAAGGTAAATCCGTTGCCTGACGGAAAAATAACTTTAAAGCCATACGTGGTGTCATTGTCATAGGCACTGCGCAACGCGTTCTGGGCAGCATTGAGGTAAAAGTTGCCTGACATGGAAATCTCTGACGCGGCACCAAGGCCGTTAATATTTTCCTGCTCAACAGAACACAGCGTGGTGACATCAATATCCTGCTTTTGTCCTGCGGTAAACTGCACCTCTTTGATTGTACAGCTCAGGCCAAGATAGCTGGCAGAATCCAGGGTTTCTGCTGTTACCGGTGCAGACGAAATCATAATTTTCGTCAGTTGCGAACGCTCAAAATTAGAGGACATACTCGTCTCCTGAAAATAAAAAACCCGCCAGCGGCGGGTGGGTAAAATCATTAACGACCTCAGGCTATTACCTGAAATTCAAGCGTGGCTCTGCTCAGACGGGAATCAGGATCATAACCCTGAGTTTTAGAAATAACGGAGGGTGCAAGTTGCCTTACCGCATCAAGCGCCTGCTCACGGATATCATCTGCGTCATCAGGTACTGTTGCCCAGACATCGATCTGCACGGTAATTCTGGATTCAGCCTGACCATCAAGCACATCAGACGCAGTGTCAGACACCACAGAAAATACCAGCCATGGCGGAGATACCGCAGGCTTTCCCTCCGTCAGCGGGACCACATAAGGATAAACCTGTCCTCCGGCCAGTTGAGACAGCAGGGAATACAGTGTGGTCTCTCTCATTTACTTAAGACCTCATCAATAGCCTGATTCATTCGCTGTATGGCAATCTGTGCTGCCAGTTCCTCTGTCGTATCGAAAGCCGGGCGAATGAACGGATGCGCGGGCATGTTTATCGTTCCCAGCTCCACAAAGCGCCAGTAAAACGCATTTCGGGGATCACTGGCTTTCATGCTGTTATCACTGTTTCCGGTTCGCAGGTTCCGTCCACGAATGTGGACACCCGAGATAATTTCCCCCCGACGCTTTGAACGCTGAGTGAGAACAACCACATTTTTCTTCAGTTTCCCGGTTCGCTCCGGCGCACGTTCAACAACTGCATCCCGCATAACTTCAGCACCGGCACGGGTGGCATCGCGCAGCACCTTATTGTTTTCTGCCCTGCTGAGCGTCTCCAGATCCCGTGCAATATCCGCCAGACCTGAAAAATCAAGACTGAAATCCATCACACATTCCCCTTCTGAGAACAGAGTATCTCAAGCCGTGTGGCACGAGCATCCGGTATCGGCGGACCGTCTATACTCAGAATCGCGCCTTTGAATGCACCAGTCAGCACTTTCAGACATGAAGTTGCTGTTACATCTCGCCGGAATCTCATCCAGACCCTCACTGTAGCCTGAGCAGTTTCTGCGCCTCCGGATATTCTCTCCCTGCCACTGATCCCCTTAACTTCTGCCCATATGGTTGCCCCCTCCGTCATTGTTTCCACAGGGTGCCCTGACGGAGACCGAACGGTGGTGGCATTCAGAATAACCACACGATCACGTAATCTTCCTGCCTGCATGAATCCCCCTATGTTCCGGGATGAAACCGATACATCCGCAGTCCGGTATAGAAAAAATCAGGCATTGCATCCTGCATTTCCCTGTTCTCGTACCAGTAGCCAACCAGTTGCATAAGACGCAGCTTTATCAGCGGTGTTATTACAAGCCCGGTCGTATCCTGCTCAGAAACAGTTTCATCGTAAAGCGTCCGGTTTAAAAACTTTTCAGCCTCTTCCCTGGCAGCAGCCAGATACATCATAAGAAGAGCATTCTCCTGTTCATTGTCATCATCAATCCTGCACTGAACACGAAGCTCTTCCAGAGTGGGCATCATTTGGGCAACCTCTATGAATGCTGTTTTTTAGACTTATCAGCCCCCCGCGCAACAGGTGTTCTCTTATCAGAGACAATCCCAGCTGCAGTGGCAATTTCGCGTACCCGTTCGGGTAATTCTTTATCTTCATACTCACCGGCCCGAATAATCTCAACACGCATACCGTCCGGTGACCATTTCAGATCTTGTTTCAGGATCATGATTCTTTCACCTGTCAGAACAGGGGGCGCACTTCTGCGCCCCCTGAATGATTACGCCGCTGCAATCTTCAGCAGTTTGATGGCCTGCGAATCGACCAGCATGCCGCCGGTGCGCTTGGTGGTATAAAAACCGACAAACGGTTTATTGGTGTACGGGTCACGCAGAATGCGGGTACCGATACGGTCAACGATGGTGTAACCCCGTTTGAAGTTACCAAATGCAATGGCTTTCGCATCAGCGGCAATATCCGGCATCTGTTCGTTTTCAGCGATAGCGTAACCCGCCAGAGAGGACGGCTGCCCCAGCTCCAGCCCCGGACGCCACAGATAGTTACCCTCACTGTCTTTCAGCAGACGGATGGCAAACAGACTGTTGTTGTTCATCATGAACTTCGCGCCAGTGCGGTGTGCCTTACGCAGCGTGTAAATCAGTTTGATAATGGCATCTGCGGTCACCGCCGTCGCTTCGCCGGATACAATATGCTGAAGTTTGCCGAACGCCCGGACCTTGTCTGTTTCATCCGTGGACTCATACGCCAGGAACCCTTTCGGCTTCTTGGTACCATCGCCGGTGGTAAAGGCAATTTCTTCCTGTTCGGCAAATTCGGTTGCCAGCTCGCTGTTGATCCATGCTTCCACGTTGAAAAAGGCATCATCCAGCATTTTCTGGGTGGCCTGCGGGTTACCGTAGATTTCCCCCATGAAAGGTTCAATCAGCCCCAGTTTTGAGGTGGCAGTCTGGGAGCGCGCGTCAGTCTCGCCAACCCATCCGGAAGCCGTGCCGCCCAGATTCACCAGTTTTTTGTAGTCGGAACCACCAACGCTGATCACCGTGGCTTCCTGGCGCATCACCACTTCATCTTTCAGCAGGGTGAGAATGTTGCGATCCAGTGCTTCCGGCACGGCATAGCCGCCGTCTTCATCGGTGCCCACCTGTAATGCCTTGCGCTCCAGATCGCGCAGACCATCTTCACGGCCTTTACGCAGGAAGCCCACAAACGCTTCTTTATGCTCGGTGGCCAGTTTATTTTGCGCACCACCTGCCGGACGTTTCAGCTCAAGCAGCTCTTTTTCAAGATCGCTTTTGAGGTTTTCCAGCTCGCTGAGTTTCCCGTTCAGGGTTTCCACCTGCCCGGCAAGTTTGCCTTTTTCCTGCTCAATCGCATCCACGCGCTTGTCGTTCTTTGCTTTGAAGTCGTCAAACTTCTGCTGCAGCTCCTGCGCGACCTGTTCCACATCTTTAATATCAACCGCCATCGTATTTCTCCTGATTAGAAGTTCAGATTTTTCAGTGCATTCAGTGCAGAGCCCACATCCTCAGCGTCGCGCAGGGACAGTGCGCCATAGCCCCCGGCCATGAATGCTTTGGCCTGGGTACGGGAGAGTCCGACATCACGCAGGACTCTTTCGATTTTTTTCTGTTCGGGGATTTCCCCGCGGGCCAGTGCGTTCTTGACGTCGCTGATCCGCGCCTCGTCGTTAGACGGGAACGTCACCAGGCTGACTTCCCAGAGGTCGATTTCTTTCAGCAGAAAGGCTTCTTTGCTCCGGTCGTATTCCCAGTCTTTCAGGACGTACCCAATAGAAAGGCCGGTTAACGAACCGGCCTTCATGTGTGCATGTGCGCGTTTTGCGAGGGGATCATCATCAATAAGCAACCGTCCCCTGACGTAAAGCCCGACATCGTCTTCCTTTATTTCGGTGTAAACACCGATGGGTTCATCCATGCGGTGCTGCCAGAGCAGCGCAGGTAACGCTTTTCTGTCACTCCACGCCCGCAGGGAAGCAGCAAATGCCCCGGACATCACCACATCATCGTGGCTGTCCTTTACACCAAAGACGGAGCCATACCCTTCAAACTCACCGGAGTCACTGACAGATTTCAGACTCAGCGGTACATCAAGACGTTGTTTCGTCTGCATTGGCGTTATCCTTCTGCTTACCGGCTTTACTGCCATCGGATGGTTTCGTGGTCATGTTCATCGGTGTGAGATAGACATCCCCACCGGGACGCGGATTCATATCTTCCAGGTCGCGGCAGTCATTGGGAGAGTAAATTCCCCAGTTGATCCCGGTGGCGTAGGCTTCAAAACGGGACTTCATATCCCCGCGCAGTAACGCCCCGGCGTTAAATTTGGCGTAATAAACGCCCTGCTTACTTTTTCGTACCAGTCCGGTGTTGATCCGCTGTTCGATGCGGGTCAGATACGGCACCAGTGAATAGTTGATAAATCCCAGCCCCAGCTCTTCGATATTGTTGAAGGTGGCGCGATCGGTGTTCTGCACCATGTGCAACGGCACCCGGAACAGACGACAGATTTCTTCAAGCTGAAACTTGCGGGTTTCCAGGAACTGGCTGTCCTCGGCGTTCAGCGCCATCGACTTCCAGTCCAGCCCCATCTCAAGGATCATCGGGCGGTGAGCATTGCCAAGCCCGGTGTGACGCTCCTCAAAATCTTTCTTCAGGCGCTCATAAGCCTGATCCGACAGCGTCTGTTCTGTACGCAACACACCGGACGTCACCGCACCATTGCTGAACAGTCTGGCCCCGTGCTCTTCGGTCGCTGCTGCCAGCGATATTGCCTCGCGGGCATAGGCGATGGGATTCAGTCCCACCAGACCGTCCAGCGTCAGCGTGCGCACATGCCAGATATCTTCCTGGCTCAGTACATCCGTGGAGCCGTCCGGGAATGTGACCTGGTAAACCGGTTCCCAGCTACTGTTAAGCTTCGGTACCACACAACCGGGGTCGACGGGCAGCAGTTCAGCCACTTCGCCAAATGCTTTCACTTTGTAGGCGTAAAAATTTCCCCTCAGGCACAGACAGGTGACCACCAGCTCCCAGAACTCCTGCGGCGTCATATAGCCATTGGGATGCGTGGAGATCAGTTTATGCAGACGTTCGCCGGTGGCTCTCTGCTTCAGGCTGCCGTTCAGGTGATACAGATTGCAGGGCAACATCCCGACCGACTCTGCCAGCACCCTGACGCAGGAAAAAACCGCCGTCAGTCGCATGGCTCGCTGACTGCTGATCTGCTTTCCGGTATAGGTGTCGTAGGACAACCCGATGGCATCCGCCAGCTCTGCTGGCGTGGTCACCGGCGCGTCACTTTTTCGTTGAAATAATCCCGAAAAGAACACTATTTACCTCCGCCGACAGACAGCTGTGTACGATCGAGATATCGCGCCACCAGCCACGACCAGAACAGGCACAGCACCCCGGCAACAACAAAACCCGCCGGGGGATAAATCAGCCAGGCACCATACGCCAGCAAAAGCGCACCCAGCACGCCCACCAGTGGCGCGAGAATTATCAGAAACATAATGACCTCGGTTAAAGCGAGCGGATGCCCACGCTGACCAGATGTTCAGACAGATCCGGCTCCGGTTCACCACCATTGACCAGCATCCGGCTCATTGCTGTAAACATCGCAACAGGGCCGTCGATTTTGGCTTCCAGCGTGGATTTATTCGGGAAGATATTGTCGTTTTTGTCCGGTTTTACCGTAACGTTAGACATCATCCAGTTCATGACCGGATGATTGCTGTGATGGAAACGCCCGGCATAGACCAGTGATTCCGTTTCCTTCATGGCCTCTGACAGATTGCGAACCGTCTGCGGAACCTCCACCAGCGGTATCCCTTCTTCAGCCAGTGCCAGGCTGAACTGCATCGCGCTCCACGGGTCAAATCCCAGTTCCCTGAGGTTTTCACCACCAATCCATTCCAGTAAGTCACTTTTTATCTGAGCATGATCGATAACATCACCATCCGTCAGAATCAGCTTATCCATCTCCGCCCACTTCCGGTAAAGTTCTGCCTGCTGCCGCGAGCATCGTTCCAGCCGTCCTTCCGGAAGCCAGAATTTAAAATCGGCATGAACATGCCCGTTATCCGTTCGCCAGAGTTTTGCCGCCGCACAGATATCAATCTTATGAGCAAGGTCAACGCCGACCCACATGGGATACGTTTTCAGCTCATGTCGTGGGGCAATGTATTCGCACTTCTCCCACTTAATCATGTCCATCCAGGCAGACTCTGCTGTTACCCACACATTCATGTGTTTGGTAAAAAAATTCACCCGCGCAGAGACCTGTTCTTTCGCTTTTTTCGCCAGGCGACGCAGATCATCCCAGCGTTTACAGATGCCCAGGCCGGGATTCGCTTTCTGCCAGACCGTTTCATCAAACGGATCATCTCCCTCATCGAGGGTGTAAATAATCGCAAAGTAGGAGTCGTCTTTTACCGCGCCCTCCACGTCGCTGTTATAGCCACGCAATACCTTGATGGCGTAATCACGCTGCTCGTAACAAATCCCTTCCTTGTTAAACCCTGCCGTGGTGATACCAAATAAAAGGGACTGCAGACGGGCACCGGTTGCCGTTTCCAGAACGTCCCACACGTCACGGGTTTTATGTGCATGCAGCTCATCAATAATGGCGCAGTGGATGTTCAGACCATCCAGGTTGTTTGCATCCGAAGAAAGCGGTTCAAATTTTGATGCGCTCTGCTCCTGGTAAATCGCCAGCTTGTTGAAATCAAACAACCGCCCGAGTGTCGACCGGGCTTTTCTGACCATATTTTTGGCGTCTTCAAACACGATTCTTGCCTGGTCACGCGTGGTTGCGGCTGAATACACCTCAGCTCCGCCTTCACCATCTGCCCCCGTCATATACAGGCCGATACCCGATGACAGAGTTGATTTTGCGTTTTTACGGGCGACTTCGTTGTACGCCGTCCGGAACCGGCGCACCATCACCGGACGTCCGCTGCCATCGCTGCGCATGACAACTTCCCCGGTCTCTTCATTGACCAGCGGAATAACAAAACCAAAAATATTAATGAGGATAAATACATGCCAGTCCATCAACTCAATGGGCTGACCTGCCAGCGCCCCTTTCACATGGGGTACAAATTTGTAGAAATTCAGGATGTGCTGTGCACGGGGTTCACTGAAATAAATCCCCCGCTCTTCGCCGTACTTCAGGTCATCAAGAAAACGCTGGCAGGCCAGACGGACAAATTCGCCAGCAACAATTTCTCCTGCAACAACGCGTTCGGCGTAGCGGATCCCGTCAGCCACTTTTGCCATCAGTCTCTCGCTTTTAAAAGCTCTGCCAGCGGATCAACATCATCCGGTCCGGCGGTATTTACTTTCGCCCGGCTTGCCGGTGACATACCAAACTCTGCAAGCATCGCCCGGATCCGCTTCCAGGCATCAGCCTTCATCGCAGCAGCCGGGTGTGCCTTGATCAGCACATCGCCATTCTGCGTTTCCGTGCGGTAGGTATAACCCTCAACATCGAGTATTTCGCAGTGATGCCGGTATTCGGTGTAGGCTTCCACCAGTAACTCGAGCGCACGTGCATCGAGCTGAGAAATGATCCCTTCCGCATTCAACTCTTCCGCCATTCGCCTGAACCAGTACTTCCCCTGTGCCCCTAAATGTTGCGGAATTTTAGGGAGACCTTTTTCATCCTTTTTAGCGGTTTTTTTGAGGTCTTTAACGGGGCGCTTTGAGGGGTTGCCTCGTATCAAATGCAGGCGTGGCGGGTTTTTCGGGGGTCCAGACATAATCGGTTTTACCTATCAATCATTTAATCACATTCCAAAAAAAAGTTTTCGAACCTGCGGCGATGCGAGGAAAGGTCAGGCGGCGGTACTGAGCAGCCAGGGCTGCAGAGATTTGACCCGCCCCTCCCCTGCAGATGGGAGCGGTTATCAATTGATGCGTTCGCGCGCTGTTTTTGCTTTATGACAGGGCCAGCACAGACTCTGCAGGTTACTGTCTGCATCCGTGCCACCATGAGCTTTCGGAATGATGTGGTCCACAGTTCTGGCTTCAACGGCTCTCCCATTGCGCAGGCAGTTCTGACACAGATGATTATCACGCTTCAGTATGCGCGCACGTATGGCATCCCATTTCGAGCCATAGCCACGCTGGTGGCGGCTCAGTCCGCGTTGATGCTGTACCCATCCTTCGCCACGATGTTTATCGCAGTAACCAGAACTGTCTGTGGTTGTACCTGCACATCCACGCTTACGGCAGGCGCGTGGGATTCGTGATGGCATAAATACCTCATACCCTGCGAAATGTTTACCACGATAAAAAGGCTACTTAATGCACTGGGTGCGGATATATTCCTGCGCCCCTTCCAGTTGCTTCTGCATCGTCATCAACCGTTCTCTGAGGGTGAAATAATCCCGTTCAGCGGTGTCTGCCAGTCGGGGGCTGGTTGCATTATCCACGCTGGTGGGTCCGGTGGCTTCACGCACGACTGCGGAGCAACTGGCATTGACCCGCAGGCGCTTACGACCAGCGGCAACATCAGCGCGCAGAGTTTCATTTTCAGCTTTCGCATTGGCTAATTCTCTCGAGTACTTTGCATCGAGCGCAGCAACATCACGCTGACGCTGCTGCATGTCAGCGATGGTGGCGGTCGCCTGCTTCAGCTCACTGACTTTTTTATCACGCTGTTCTTTGTAGGCGATGGCGTTATCACGGTAATGATTAACAGCCCATGACAGGCAAACGATGATGCAGATAATCAGAGCGGAGATAATCGCGTTTAACCTGCTCATTGCTGCCCCCATATACAGACTTCACGCTCAATCTCACGGCGAGTCATCAGCCCTTTCCATTGCTTACCGCCAGCATATGTCCAGCGACGTAGCTGATCACATGCGCCTTTGATATCGCCCTGGTTGATTTTGCGAAGAAGCGTCGATGTTCTGAAATTGCCAGCCCCCACGTTGTAAACGAATGAGTAAAGAGCGCCGCGCGTTGTTTCCGGTATATCGACTTTGATGTACGGGTTAATTTGTCTGGCGACCGTGGCAAGGTCTTTATTCAGGAGGGCTTTGCATTCTGCTTCGGTATACGTTTTACCGAGCATGATGTCTTTTCCGGTGTGTCCGTGACATACAGTCCATACACCAACAATATCTTTGTATGGTATGTAGCTGACACCTTCCAGACCATCGTTACCACTTGGGCCAGTGATTAACGCTGATGCTATAGCAATTGCTCCGCCACCAATAGCAGCAGCAACGGCTTTTCGTAATGATAGAGGCATTATTCACCTCTCGCAGCCTTTCGTCTGTCTTCTCTGATTTTGAAGTACACATTCGTCAAATAAGTCAAAAAGCCCAGAACTAGACTTCCCAGCACACCAATTGCAGCCCACTGTGACGGACTGACCTGATCGAGCCACTGTAAAAACCAGTAGCCAGCACTGCCTGCGGAGGTGCCGTAGGCAATGCCAGTTGAGATTTTGTCCATGGATTTCATAGCCTTACCTCCGTGGAGCACGGATGGTATAGTTTATGTAAATAATATAGTTTTTCAGACGCAGCAATCTAATAAGCTATAATTTCAGGGGACAATGCTGATATAAAAAGCCCACCGTGGCGAGCCATAAAAACCGGGTTTGTGAATAAAAAAAACCGCCAGATACGGCGGTTAGTCAATGCATGAGATAAATCATTTTTATTGTAATGAAAATCGAGGCGTCGGGGGCCTCCCGAAATACCTGCCCAGACAGCAGATACTGTGGTTTCCCGCTAAACCGACTCTTTAAACCACCCTCGCGCTGAGGAACGCCTCTATGATGTTATTTACAACACTGGGATGGTGCATCATTAGCCCCTGCCAGGAAATACAAAATCTCCACCGACAATGCACCATACCATTATTGTAAAAAAAATGGCACTGGACTGTAATCTGCATCTCATATTACAGAACAGGACGCGGTAAGAAATCAGGAAAACGCCCCACATATCAATATGTCAGTGCCTAATACAACCAGATTTCGTCTACTGTTGGAGCGGGCAGCGGGAATCGAACCCGCATCATCAGCTTGGAAGGCTGAGGTAATAGCCATTATACGATGCCCGCATATGGTGCCGACTACCGGAATCGAACTGGTGACCTACTGATTACAAGTCAGTTGCTCTACCTACTGAGCTAAGTCGGCACTGGACCGCCACCGGGGACTCGAACCTCGCACACTCAACTTAAAGGGTTGACGCTCTTTCCTGATGAGCTAGTGGCGGTTGGTGGCCCTTGCTGGATTTGAACCAGCGACCTGGCGATTATGAGTCGCTCGCTCTCACCACTGAGCTAAAGGGCCGAGCGCAGGATAATAACGTTACGGAATCAATGTTGCAAGCATTCAAAAATCACCTGGTTAAAAATCACCATTATCTCCTCCACCAGCGCATTCACCATGTCTATCCGAGATAAGTGGCACAAAAAAAACCCGCTTGTGGGCGGGTTTTGTTTGCTTTTGCCATCACGTACAAAATCGGCAAAATATCAGATTTGCATGAAATATATGCCTTTCAATCTACTTTTGCAACACTTTGCTTTGAAAATGCCGTCTTTTGTTTTGAACGTATTCTCATTACAAACAATAAAGCCTCACTATCCAGTCGGTGAAAAATGTGTTTCATTGCAACCCAGTGACGAGTAAATGTTTTGGACCAGTTTTTAGTTGTCACTCCTGCCAGTAATGCCAGCTCCTGGTATTCATAACCTTCCCCACCAAAAAGTTCTGCTTTTACTGCCTGCGCCGCTAGCCAGATTAATTTTTTCAGGCGTTCCTGCGTTTTCCCTGCAATTTTTCTGGTACCGGATTGAGTATTAAATTCATTCCACGCCCAGTGTGTTATCGCGATCTGATATTCCCAACAAATACTCCCGCTGTAACTCCACAACAACCAGGCTTTATGATGTTCTTCAAGAGACAGAACAGCCCGCCGCCACGATGATGTCGAAAACTCAACCGGACTAACCAGAGGAATTGACGTCCCCTTCGCCAGCGATTGCTTCCCCGGGATCGGTGGATTATCCCGTGTTATCATTTTTCCAGTCACTTCATCGCGGTACCGGATTTTTTTTCGCCTGTAACGCCCTGTATCGAATATGGCATTCTCTTGCCAGGCTTCAAGCTGACCTTTTGTTGCCCCACTCAAATCAGCGGTGGCGATAATGAGCTGCTCACGCACAAACTGTAAATACTGGTTATTCATGCGCACTCCAGTTCTGTGATTTTTATCCCCAGCCGCCCACCAGGAACGAGCTGACCGCGCACTATATTGATTTCATCAAACTGCTCGTCGTCTATGAGTAGTCCGGCATGCGTCAGCGCATCCAGTGGTGCCTTCAGGATATTGTCCAGGTCGCGGCGGCGTTTATCCGGTGGCTCTGCAATAATCTTTATCGCCAGCCTTCCGGACAGATTTAATTTCAGCCGCTGCTGGCGAACAATTAGCGCCACATCACGGCGATAACGCTCACCGACTTTTGATACAAAATATGTGCTGCCACGACGCCGCCAGTAAGTATTCACCGTCGGCGGGTAAGGCAAAACAAATTCTATGCGTTCAGTCATTCATGCTTTCCACTTCAGGACACCCGAATTTCTCGCGTGCATTAAAAAACGAATCAGCAACAACAGCTGGCTGCCGTGTTTTTCTTCAAAATCTTTTACCCCGGCGTGCAGTTCGTTATGACATTTACGGCACAGCGGAATAACAAACAAATCATCAGCCTTTGTTCCCATCCCTCCCAGTCCATGACCAATGATGTGATGCGGATCATCTGCCTGATTACCGCACGTCATGCATTTCTGCGTTTTTACCCAACGCGTGTATACAGGCATCTCTTCCCGTTGTGGTTTCTGGCGCTGGAGATACTGAGCCGGTGACTCCGGATCAACGGCAATGCTGACCACCGTCTTTTCCTGTGGCGGGTTTTGCTGGTGGGCGTGAGGCAGCGGCGCAAGATTTTTTGTGCGCTGCTTCAGTATGCTGGTGGCGGTCTGCTCTCCCGGTACGATGTCGCTTTCACGGTACATTGAGCGGATTTTTTCCGCACGCAACCCCAGCGAACGACGTAATACCGCTTCCGGTAGCGCGTCCGCCACCTGATTGCGGACCGCCCACCAGGATAATTCAGCCAAAGATAATTCACGCTCCTGCGTACCGCTTATTGCGTGACCGATGACGTCAATCATCCATGCTGACAGGTTTTGATGAGCAAGTTGCTCGAGTGATTCGGATGTCTGGTCACGCAGCTGGTTGTCGCAGTGCCAGCACAACACCATTGCGCCGGTACCATAACGGTGAATGACAGTTTCGCTGTGATGATAATCGCCGTGTGGCCACTGGCAGGATTTAATATGGCGCAACAGCCAGTCAGACAATGCACCAGCACCACCAGCAGCACGAATCACCCGTGCGTTACTGAAAAACGGCAGCAATGTTTTGTCTTCCACCAACGGCTGGCGAACGGCAGGAACGACCCCGGACGGCAGATTACGCATGCTTTTCGGTTCAGGCTCCACCAGCACTCGAGGGTTATGAAATACTTGCATGGATTCACGGCCCGGCCTAAGGACCACCAGCCCGAGTTCCGGTACCAGAACAGGTCGAAGTAATATCCGCACGTTACCTCCAGATCCGTTGCTGGTATGTGCGGGATGGGCGCGGTGGGCGTTCGGAATAAGGGAGCCTGACATAGATTATCCAGTGACGATAATCGAGGCTGAGGGCTTTCTTAATCTCGTATCCGCGTCTGCGGTAGTTATGAATTAGCCATTCGGCCTGTTCTTCAGTACATGGTGGGTGTTGGTACCAGTCGGTTTTAAATGCGAGTGAACGCCGCCCATGCCTGATGGCAAGGTCGGTATCAGAATTGTGAAATTTGGTTTTGTGCGCCATCTGTTTTCTCTGCTGGCGCAGCAGGTGTCAGGTGTTCAGGCTGACGTGCGAATTGTAAACCAGAATGCCAGGAAAAAACAAAACCCGCCGAAGCGGGTTAAGTGCGGGTGCGTTGAGGATGCCTGACTCATCAGAGGTGGCGAGGGATTTCTCCCTCGCCTGGTCTCTTACTCCTCAGGTTCGTAAGCTGTGAAGACAGCGACCTCCGTCTGGCCGGTTCGGATTCGTACCTCGCAGAGGTCTTTCCTCGTTACCAGTGCCGTCACTATGACGGTTAAACAGATGACGATCAGGGCGATTAACATCGCCTTTTGCTGCTTCATAGCCTGCTTCTCCTTGCCTTTCGGCACGTAAGAGGCTAACCTAGATTTGCCGTTCATAGATTGAGCCTCAGATTAATGTTAAGCGTCTTGCAGGACGCGTAATGTTAACTGGGGCTTTTCTCTATCTGCCTTTGGTGTTCATGCCTGAGGCAGATAGCCTCAAGCACCCGCAGCAATTCTACTTAACTCACGTCACCTCGCCAATATAAAATCAATCAGAAAGGCGATCCATAAGAACAACAGCAAGACAATAAATTGCCATTACAGCTGCAATAGCCAGCGCACATTTGAGAACCAGCACGACAACCTCCTGTATTGGACGTACACCAGTTCTGATAAATATGAGGCTGTCTCGTCAGTGATTCAATACAACTATTGGGTATAGTTTATCTATTTTTTCTTTGGCAATGGAACACAACAGCCAAACATAACCAACACTTCTTCAGATGTATTAAGTCAGGCCCCAACCAGCATTTTGAGTAAGCAGTTCACTCAAATATGACTATCTGATTTGAGCGACGTGCGAACATTTACGATAGCTTCACTATGATTGATACATTCTGCAATCTCTGTGTCTCAGAAAGTCGAAAGTAGCTTAAGCTATATTATCAAGAGGATAATCATCACATTGAAGGTCGATACGTTACCTTCAATGTGACAATCTATTTATTATTGAATTTGCAGGTTTGTACGTAAGGAACCTGTAGATTCCTCATATAACTTAGATATATAATTAGACATATCATGGTTACTTCGTACTTTTTTATTGAATTTTTTCAGGTACTTATCAACCGTAGTGCTAAGTAGTCCTGAGTCGTCTGTAACGTGAGTTATCCCTAAATTAATCAAAACACCTAATTTATTTTTTTCCACTAAGCTATCAAATGCGGATTTATCCCCGAGCTCATTCAGTGTTGATGCTATGAAGAAACGTGCATAATCAATATGTTCACCAATTTCCTCATATTGTTCAATTTGAACTGACAAGTCTTCCAAGGCAGATTTGAAAAAATCATATGCGTAATTGTTACTTAAACACTTTGTGAAAATACAAAGAAGAGCTACTGGTGAAAATTCCTTCAGCGGGATGTCGGTATTTCCCTTGAGAATATCAACATATAATTTACCTGCATCTATATATGATAAAAGGACTCCCCTCGTTATTTTTTTATACGGAGTTAGATATGAAGCCAAATAAAAAGAACCGTTATAAAACAACCTTAAAAATCTTGTTTTATCGTTACTAGGTTTAAGTTCATTAATTTTATCAATAAGATATTCATTGTCTCGTAACAAACCAAAATAGAAGAAATAACTATTTGCCCAATAAATATCATAAATATTATCATTTATGTCTATTAGGCCACGCTTCCTAAGTCCTTCAGCGTAAAAATACTCCATGAATGATCTGTGTAGAAATGAGAACGTATTACTTCTAACATTAACTGTTGTTACTTCACTGCGATAAATTAGTCTTTTGAAAAGTTTGTCCTCATCAACATTCAAGTTTCTTTTGGCCAAATAATTTAAAAACATGTCCTGCACTTCTGAAATTGATATGCAGTTTAGAGAGTTATCCATCATAAACATCGCAATTTCTACTAATATATTACTTATTACATCATATTCTGTTTGCGATAATAATCCCTTAGATGTATCCCATCGTCCCAATACTATCTCACTGTATTTTGAGTATAGTTCTGTCATTGTAGATGGTAATTCTTTAATCTCATCAGAGAGTATTCTTGCCAGAAGAATAGCGCTCACTGGAGTCCTGGGAATGAACTTAAATAGTGGTGTTTTTTCTATACCATTTTTAAGTTTATTTGTTATTTTAATGTCATTGCAGATTTTATCTACAAAGTCGATTATTTGACCTGTGCTAAGTGGTATTATCGAGTATCTTGCAAACATCTGATCGATAACTTCATAGTCCTGAAGAGAATCCATAATTCTTGAAGCAACTAGTAATCGAACTTTATCATTCCTGGATACTTTCTCTACAATGTCCCTGAAGTTGTTTTGCCTTTCCTCAAGTGATTCCTTTACTTCATCAACCGAATCAACAATTAATAAAATATTCCCATCATGTTGTATTTTGTACTTACTTAACACACTTTGTATTATATTTTCAACATTAAGTTTTTTTTCTAGAACATCCTTGTATTGACAAAATACTGGAAGGATGTAGTCTTTTTCGTAAGAATATTCTTCTTTTATTTTTCTAATTAACTGTTTCAGCAAAGTACTTTTCCCAGAGCCAACGGTTCCCTCTAAAAAAATAAATCTCTCGGCTCTCACAACACTATACAGTTTTAACGGCCTGTGTCTGCGTTTTTTATGATCCTCCTTGCTTACATATCTATCAATAAGGTTATTTATGCCAACACTACCAAAAAAAGAACTTTCAGGTGTATCACTTATGGTTTGCAATGTATCTGTTAAGTATTGTTCATAATTAATGGATTCGAAATCCCAAAACTCTGGGTAATATTTACTGATTAAAGAACATATTTTTTCACCCTCTATAAATTTTATATTTGTAGATTTGAATTTCAAGTAAATTTTTTCTTGAGCATTATTTGAGATCGATGAATTAGTAATAACCCAAATTTCATTCAAATGTATGTTCTTAGAGCCAGAAGAAATAAAGCGTGGATATAATTGACACTCTTCTATTTGTCGTTCAACCTCACTATTTGACTGAATTATCTTTCCAACTTTACAAATAACACCAATATATATTTCCTCGTCTAATGCCTCATCTCGTTTAATTATGACAAAATCAGCACCTTTTTCTGATGGTCCTTGCTTATATTCAACATGTGTAACAGTCGGCAAACGTGGTAGAAGCGCTCTTAGCACTGGATGGAAATCATCAACCTCACGTTGCAATGATTCTATTTTTCTTAAGTATTCTGGTTTCATTTGTTTACCTTAAACAGTCTCCAAAAAAATCATTTTATATAACAATCATATTTCATACAATGTCAACTATTAGACTCTTTTTCAACATTATAAACCTATTATCAAAGACTAAGGCGACGGATTTCTCCGTCAGGTAATGACCAGATAAGGTCCGGATCAACCACAACCGGTTTCTTCAGCTTTGCCCTCGATAATTTTTTGCGGGCGTTTTGCCAGTCTTTACGAGCCTGTTCAGACGGGAATAACCCGTAACCAGAGTTGTATACATCGCCGCTGACAACCAGCTCTCTTGCGAGAACGCTCATCAGATATCTTGTCGCACCTGTCTTGACTTCCAGTTGCCGTAACGTCTCACGCCCACTCTGGCGTACGAGTTCAACAACCTGCCCTTTAATTTTTTCTCGCTCTTCTTGTGTAAAACTTTTGCCACAAGTCCTCCTGAAAATTACCTCATGACCAGAAATCAACACTTACCCCCTGAAGCCCGGTGGAATTTCGGTATCTGGTTCAGAAATGTGATTCACGCAACGCTGGTTGTTCGTACCGCTTACCGGGAGCAACCAGGGGTTTTCAAAATTCCGGTCCGGTCCAAAAAACGTCGTCGCTCGCTGAACAAATTCCGTTCCCGTTTTCCCGGTAGCCGCCAGATATCTTGCGTAACGCCTCACGCCATCCAGCATTGCCTCTGGTGGCACCCCCTCGCGTAATCTGGCCTTCCAGGCACTGAAAGCGGATTTCTTCGGGTTTGCCCCGGCACGCAACGGGTACTCCCGCCAGACCTGTTCGAACACATCCGGATAATCCACTCGTCCCACAGACTGCCCGGTGTTTTCCGGGACTACCCGATCGGCTTCCCACTGAATGGCGGAATCGGCTTCAGGCTGCTGCAGTTGGTGTGATTGCTCCGGCCTTGCGGTCATCACCAGCTGCACAGCGCCCGAATCGGCTTTCAGCGCATACGCTGAATCGGCTTCCGGTGTCGTGCCTGCTGGCTGACCAGGATTGACGGCCTGAACATCCCCTGCCTGGTTCGTGGCGTTTTTTACGCCATGGACCATAGTATTTTGATCTTCTTGATCTGTATCTTTATCTGTATCTTTATCTGTCGTGACTCGTCGTGACATGTGCGTGACATTTCGTGACGCGCCGTGACAATCGCCATTTTGTTCCCGCTTTCTTTCCCTCTCTCGCTGCGCCCTCTTGCGCTCTGCAGGAGATTTTGCGGTTTGCGAAATATTGCCGTTGTCCTCTTTAAGCACCTGGCGTTTTTCCCATCCAGTGATTAAATCACCATCAAGTACCCGCCCCTGCATCGTCTGCAAAATTGAATCAATTACCTCTTCTGTCACGTCGAGCGCACTTGCCAAATCTTCTGTCGTGACATCAATGTGACCTCGCGTGACATTTCGTGACGCGCTCACCAGGAGGTGGATATACACTGCCATCACTGTTGCAATTGGCTGCCCTGACACCCTGGCAATTGTTCGCCACTTAGGGTCATTTGGCATGTCATGCCATAATCTGAGCCAGGCGTTAGCCATACTCACCTCTTCTGATACCGAATCTTTTTACTCACGAGTTGCCGGAAGCGATTCGATATGGCTATTGTCAGTCAATGTACTGCCACAGCATTTCCTGCCGGGCCACCACGGTTCATCTGATTGAAACCGGCGATTGCCACTGCGACAAAATCATCAGCGTCTCTCACCAATCGCTCCCGCGTCTCCACCAGCTCCCGAAAATAAGCTGAACTGTGGCTGCGCATTCTGGCCACCAGCAAAGGTGGCATTGCCTTTTCGATCGCTGGTAACAACGCCTGAATTTTTTCAACTGCATCAGGGGTGTCTTTCTCTATCCAGCGGAAAATTTTCTGGGTATTGCGAGCCAGGGCTTCCGGATGGCTGTCGTCATACAGTTCAGGAAACGTCATACCCAACTCAAAATAAGCCTGGGTTATTCCAGCTGCTGGAACTTTTTCGCCATCAGGACGCGCCCAGGCATTCATCGCCATGCGGATGTGTTCATGCTTGATTTTCATGAATCAAGCTCCTAGTAAGTGGTTGTGTTAACGTTTTGGTATCTTCCAGCTCGGGCCAAATCTTCATCCAATCAAAAGGCCTTAGTTGCTGACGTGTAACTTCACCATTACTGGCTCGCTCAATAAGGACACATAACGATGCCCCTAACATTTGACCTTTACTCAATGCCTTTCTTAGATAACCGATGCTAGTACCACACTCACATGCAAACATACGCTGTTCATCTGACGAAAGAGAATTGAGAAATATTCTTAATTCTTCCATAGCTACTCCTTAGTAAACACAGCAAAAGAATACCCACAGGTAAACAAAAGTCAATACCCTTGGGTTGTTTACCTTGCGGTAATCGCATCTATTATTTACCTATGGACAAATATGAATTTAGACGACAACAACTCATCAAAATTCGTGATGAGAAATGCGATGGTAAAGCGGTTAACGTGGCCAGAAAGATCGGTCGCGAGCCTTCTTATGTATCAAGAATGTTGTACCCAGAGGGGAAAAAAGGAAAAAAACGGATCGCTGATGATATGGTGGAGATTATAGAAGAGTCCTTTGGGTTACCCCGGGGATGGATGGATGGTATCGTTTCATCATCAACGAACACAGCCTCCAATTATGAAACAAGGGTTCTAACGCCACGACAACGTATTTTTTTAGATCTCTTAGACGAACTGCCTGAAAGTGAAGCGGATAACTTATTAAAAACTCTTGAAGAGAAAAAACAGTATTACAATATGATCTACGAAGAAATCCGTAAAAAGAAAGCACAAAACGCATCATAACTCACCAAACAACCAGTCACCAGTCAAGATACTTCAAAAATTTACCCATGGGTATTTACTTTTTGAATACCCATGGGTATCATTTCTTTCATGCCAACCCACCCCGTCCCACAGAACGCAGGGCAATACTTCGAGTTACCAGGCAGTGGTCAGGGGGTAAGTAGCCAGCCCGAGGCGTAAGAACATGACGGCAGGGTTCAACTTTAATAACTATGCAGCAGGTTTTTGTTCCGCTACCCCGGCGTTAAGGGGAAATGAGGTCAACATGGATACTATCGATCTTGGCAACAACGAATCTCTGGTGTACGGCGTGTTTCCCAACCAGGACGGCACGTTCACCGCGATGACGTATACCAAAAGCAAAACGTTTAAAACCGAAAATGGTGCCCGTCGCTGGCTGGAAAGAAACTCAGGTGAGTGATATGGATTTCGACACAATCATGAAAAAGGCTTACGAAGAATACTTCGAAGGCCTTGCCGAAGGCGAAGAAACTCTCAGCTTCAGCGAATTTAAACAGGCGCTTTCCAGTTCGGCAAAATCTAACGGCTGATAAGCGAAACAGCACCGCGAGGAATCAGTATGCAGAAACGAGAACCCGTCATCATCGCGCCAGACTATACCGATGATGAACTTTATGAGTGGATGCGCCAGAAAATTAATGCAGCGCAGGATCTGAAATGGGCCAATGAAGCCAGGGCTAAGCAGGCTGAAAATCTGTCCGCTCTGGAGCAGGATATCACCAGGCTGGAAAAAGCAGCGACATTAAGCATTGCCAGAATGATTACATACCCGCGTTAATAGCTAACCAACGAAGCTAAGGTTGGTAATTAAGGAGTTCTCCACGGGTGAGGTGGAGTGCGTGCGCCGGACACGGGTGAGCATCCGGTACGTTCTTTAAAAATCTGGATAGTCCCAACTTATTTAAACGGTTAATTATCTTGAGTTCATCCAGAACTTATTATTGCAAGCGGGGCAAAAAGTACGAAAATGAGCATCAAAGCGCATTATTTCCATTGGCTGAAGTACAGATATTGCCTTTTTTCCAAAACATTGTGGGCAAAGATGCACAGTTATCTCAGTATCGCCTATAAATTGCTTCTTGGAATATACAAGGGTTCCAGAATCAAGCTTGTTAAGCTTGTAACCTTCCGCCTGTCGCTGAAAATCTTCTGTCTCTGCAATTTTTGCTTTGAGATGCATTATCTCTTCATCACGAAAGCGGATCGCATCGCAAAGAGAGAAGCATTCCGCCTGAAGCGTGATTAGTTTGTTCTGAAGTTCAATAGTTGCGGCTTTAACTTCTGCATCCGTTTTTGCGTCATTAATAACCTTAGCGAGACCAGCTGTCTCCTTTATCGCAGCCATAGCCGCTGACAGTTCTGCTATCACGTTGAGTACTCTTCTCGTTGTTGGGGATATCCGGATTATACAAATTTCTTGTTGTTGGGGAATAACAGGAACCACCTCGCCTGACGTGGTTAAAAGCAGGCACACAACGCGAAAGCGTACGGCGAGGTAGCTGGTTTATAGATAGCCTGTCGTTAAATTTTCGTCGACCGTGCGCTTCCGGTTGTGGCACTCCGCGAAATGGCGCGGCGGTAAGTATGGCGGGGTTATTCCTTCCCCGTTGAGGACACCGGGTTGTCAGGTTGACCATACGCTTAAGTGACAACCCCGCTGCAACGCCCTCTGTTATCAATTTTCTGGTGGCGTTTGGCGGTATCAGTTTTACTCCGCGACTGCTCTGCCGCCCTTTTTAAAGTGAATTTTGTGATGCGGTGAATGCGGCTCAGCGCACGCGGAACAGTTAAAGCTAAAAACAGTGTTACGGGTGGATTCTCTGTATCCGGCGTTAATTGTTAACTGGTTAACGTCACCTGGAGGCACCAGGCACCGCATCACAAAATTCATTGTTGAGGACGCGATAATGGAAACGTTATTACCAAACGTTAATACGTCTGAAGGTTGTTTTGAAATTGGTGTCAAAATCAGTAACCCTGCATTTACTGAAGATGCCATTAATAAGAGAAAACACGAACGAGAGCTATTAAATAAAATATGCATTCTTTCAATACTGGCACGTTTACGCCCGATGCAAAAAGGATGCTGGCAATGAATACAGCAATTGCTCTCACTCTGACAGTTTTTCTTAATACGGGCGAGCCTGTTGACTTGGTTATTGACATTTACGGTTCAATGAAAGAATGCACGGCTGCCGCAGCGGAACAGAAAATTCCCGGTAACTGTTATCCGGTCGATAAAGTTATTCACCAGGATAATAACGAAATCCCGGCAGGATTAAAAACAGCGCCGTAATTAATATCCAGTTTCATTTTTATATGCCAGCAATGGCAGGGATTTGTTCACCCTTAAATCTGTAATGAGGTAAAACAAAATGAGTAAAGTCTTTATTTGCGCCGCCATTCCGGACGAACAGGCAATAAAGGAAGAAGGTGCAGTTGCTGTAGCCACTGCCATTGAAGCCGGTGACGAACGCCGCGCCCGTGCCAAATTTACCTGGCAATTCCTGGAGCAATATCCGGCTGCTCAGGACTGCGCTTATAAATTTCTTGTCTGCGAGGATAAACCCGGTATACCCCGCCCTGCCCTCGATTCCTGGGATGCTGAATATATGCAGGAAAACCGCTGGGATGAGGAGTCTGCTTCCTTTGTCCCGGTTGAGACTGAATCAGATCCGATGAACGTCACTTTTGACAAGCTGGCCCCTGAAGTACAGAACGCTGTCATGGTTAAGTTCGACACATGTGAAAACATCACCGTTGATATGGTGATTAGCGCGCAGGAACTGTTGCAGGAAGACATGGCAACATTCGACGGACATATCGTTGAAGCGTTGATGAAAATGCCAGAAGTTAACGCCATGTATCCGGAGCTTAAGCTGCATGCCATCGGGTGGGTTAAGCATAAATGTAAGCCTGGTGCCAAATGGCCCGAAATTCAGGCAGAGATGCGCATCTGGAAAAAACGTCGCGAAGGTGAACGCAAGGAAACCGGAAAATACACGTCTGTTGTTGATCTCGCCCGCGCCAGAGCCAATCAACAGCACGCTGAAAATTCAACAGGAAAAATCAGCCAGGTCATTGCTGCCATTCATCGCGAATACAAGCAGACATGGAAAACACTGGATGACGAACTGGCCTACGCTCTCTGGCCTGGTGATGTGGATACCGGAAACATTGACGGCAGCATCCATCGCTGGGCAAAAAATGAAGTTATCGACAACGACCGCGAAGACTGGAAGCGTATCTCGGCATCAATGCGCAAACAGCCTGATGCCCTTCGCTACGACCGCCAGACTATTTTTGGCCTTGTCCGTGAGCGTCCGATCGACATTCACAAAGATCCCGTAGCACTGAACAAATACATCACTGAATACCTGGCGACAAAGGGCGTATTTGAGGATGAAGAAACAGACCAGAACACTGCTGATATTCTCCAGCCGTCAGCAGCACAAACTGATGCAGTGGAAACTGAAGTATCTGATACTCAAAAAAATGAAAGCACGCTGGAAACTGAACCATCTGTAGAGCGTGAGGGGCCGTTCTACTTCCTTTTCACCGATAAGGATGGCGAAAAATATGGTCGTGCAAACAAACTTTCTGGTCTGAATAAGGCGCTGGCTGCAGGGGCTACTGAAATCACGAAAGAAGAATATTTTGCCCGCAAAAACGGCACATACTCAGGTTCACAACAAAATACTGGTGCATCTGACACGATCGCACAACCAGAGCCGGTAAAAGTTACCGCTGACGAAGTAAACAAAATTATGCAGGCAGCCAATATCAGCCAGCCTGACGCCGATAAGTTGCTTGCTGCCTCTCGCGGAGAATTTGTTGCAGGGATTAGCGACCCGAATGATCCGAAATGGGTGAAGGGGATTGAAACCCGCGATTCTGTAAACCAGAACCAGCAAGAATCGGAACAGAACGACCAGAAAACGGAACAAAACAGCCCAAATGCGCAACAAAACGAGCCAGAAACGAAACAGGTTGAACCAGTAGCGCAACAGGAGCCGGAAAAAGCCTGCACCGCCTGCGGTCAGAGCGGCGGCGGTAGTTGCCCTGATTGTGGTGCGGTGATGGGTGACGCAACATACCAGGAAATATTCGATGAAGAGAATCAGCCTGAAGTTCAGGAAAATGATCCGGAGGAAATGGAAGGTACTGCACATCAGCACAAGGAGAACACTGGCGGCAATCAGCATCATGCCAGCGATAGCGAAACTGGCGAGGCGTCAGATCCCTTAATTAAGGCGAACGGTCGTCATAATCTAACATCCACCAGCAGAGCGGGGATTCATCTGATGATCGACCTTGAAACCATGGGAAAAAATCCCGATGCCCCGATTATCTCAATAGGCGCAATATTTTTCGATCCACAAACCGGAGATATGGGACCGGAATTTAGCAAGACCATCGATCTGGATACTGCTGGCGGAGTCATTGATCGTGACGTCATTAAATGGTGGCTAAAGCAATCACGTGAAGCGCAGTCTGCCATTATGACCGATGAAATCCCGTTAGATGATGCACTACTGCAATTGCGGGAATTTATCGACGAAAACTCCGGTGAGTTTTTTGTTCAGGTCTGGGGAAATGGAGCCAACTTCGACAACACGATTTTGCGCCGTTCATACGAACGGCAGGGGATCCCCTGCCCGTGGCGTTACTACAACGATCGCGATGTACGCACAATCGTTGAGCTGGGGAAAGCCATAGACTTCGATGCCAGAACTGCTATCCCATTCGAAGGTGAGCGCCATAATGCACTTGATGACGCTCGTTACCAGGCAAAATACGTTTCAGCTATCTGGCAAAAACTGATCCCGAGTCAGGCTGATTTTTAATGTTCAACCGTCGCCAGTTGTCGTTGGTATTCTGCAACTGGCGCGTTCCGGAGTGATAGCCATGAGCGAACAGTACCTGATAACGCTCGATGAGTGGAAGCCAAAACGGTTCAGTCTCCCAATAACAAACACTACCCTGGTGAAATACGGAAAACTAGGATACATCGTTCCAAGACCACAAAAAATTCGTGGGCGTTGGCTGATAGATCGCCGGGCAGTATTTGTTGGACCTGGTGAAACGGGAATTGCGCCGGAAATTCATACTGGCGATGATGATGCACTGAAGGAGATTTTAACTCATGTCACCGAGGCCACGAAAAAACAGCACTGACGTAACCGGTCTTTACGAAAAGTTTGATCGCAGAACTGGCAGAGTTTACTACCAGTATAAAAACCCTGTGACTGGAAAATTTCACGGACTCGGAACAGACAAAGGCAAAGCTGAAAGAATCGCTTCCACAGCCAATCAGCGAATAGCTGCAGCAGAAGCCGAATATTTCATGCGCAAAATTGATGAAAGCCCGTCAGCAATAAAACGTCGGGGTATCAGATTAAAGGCATGGGTTGATCGATATCTGAAAATACAGGACGCGCGACTGAAAAATGGAGATATTGCAGCTACAACCCACAAAGAAAAAGCGCGAATGGCTGCATTCCTGGTTTCCCGTCTGGGAAACCACCCATTGAAAGAACTGGAAGTAAGAGACTTTGCATTAATACTGGACGAGTGGCTGGATAAAGACATGGTCAGCACAGCGAGAGTAAATCGCGGATTATGGGTTGATATTTATAAAGAAGCACAGCATGCAGGGGAAGTCCCTCCCGGATGGAATCCTCCGGAGGCTACCCGTAAACCGATCCCTAAAGTAACCAGAGCCAGGCTCACTCTGGAAGACTGGCAAAAAATTTACAACGCAACGCCTGAAAAACACTTTATCCGTAACGCAATGCTTCTTGCGATTGTTACTGGTCAGCGCCGTGATGACATTTGCCACATGCGTTTTTCAGATGTGTGGAACGATCACCTGCATATTACCCAGGGAAAAACTGGAATGCGTCTTGCGTTACCGCTTACGCTACGCTGTGATGCCATTGGGATATCGCTAAAAGAAGTGATTAATGGATGCAGGGACAGAATATTGAGTCCATACCTGATTCATAGTCGGCACCAGAAACAACCAAAACCAATGAGTAAAGACAACCTGAGCGATTACTTTGCCAAAGCACGGGACCTGGCTGGAATAATTCCACCAGCAGGAAAAACACCACCAACATTTCATGAACAACGCTCCCTGTCAGAACGGCTGTACCGTGCGCAGGGTATCGATACAAAAACATTACTGGGACATAAAGTCCAGGCAACCACCGATCGCTATAACGATACTCGTGGTCAGGAATGGGTTAAATTGGTTATTTAATAAGATATTTGCCATAAAAACATAATTGCCATCTTGAATGTATACTGATAGTATGATTCGAATTTAAACTTGCACTGTCGTTTAACTTATGCGGGAGAATAGGAGATTTACTATGCTTTGTATTTCTTATCAGCACAATGAAATTCTCCCATAGTAACGAATAACATTAGTACACAGATATCATAAATTAATAACATCCGCATTAAAATATGTTGAAAAATCTGATTTATACTTTGATAAACTTAACAATGAATGATGTAACTCCCTTTTGAACCACTTATCCCGGTTAATTCCTAAAGCTACTAGCTTATCAAAAGGATTAGATGAAGATATAAAATCTCGCTTAAAATCTGCAACTCCAGATGTCTTGCATTTACAAAACGAAGCGATCAATTTATTTAAAGTTACAGAGCAGCAATACGCGATTTCCTCTTCGAAATTTCTGGTCTGTTGCAATAAAAAAATCGAATGTTTTCTGCTTGCTAAGTAATTAACATTCTGAATAAATCTATCAACCCTATCAATAACATCACTATCAAAAACAACTATTAAATCACAATTTTTAGGTATGTTAACTGCATATTTCTTTATATCGTCAACCCAAAAATTCTTCTTGACAATTTTTTTGAATTTAATCAAACCTTTTTGCTTCATCTTTTGAAACAAGGCATACTCTGTTTCACCTTCAACAAAAATAATTTTTGCGTTCTGATTTTTTGACAT